CTGCATGGCAGCAGCTGGTGGATGCCGTCCACGCCGATGCCACCGCCGCAGAGCAAGCCAAGACCGATGCACAGACGGCAGCGCAGCAATCTGAGGCATCTGCCCAAAAGGCCGAGCAGGCCCTTTCTGACACCATCACCGCCAAAGAGGACGCACTGAAAGCCATCGGTGACAAGCAGACTGCCGCCACGCAGGCTGTGGACACGGCCCGGGACAAGGCTCTCCAGCAGGTGGAAGCCTCTACCAAAGCCGCAAAGACCGCCGCCAGTGAAGCCGCCACCAGTGCAGGCAATGCAGACCAGAGCGCTCAGGAAGCCGCTGATAGCTTGCAAGAACTGAAGGGCGGCATTGCCGCTGGTGACTTCAAAGGCGAGAAAGGTGACAAGGGCGACACTGGCCCGGTCGGCCCGCAAGGCCCTAAAGGTGACGTTGGCCCGGCAGGTGCAAACGGCAAAGATGGCACACAAATCGACGATACCACCGTTGGGGCCGACGCATGGAGCAGCAAGCACATCGTGGATATGCTCTGTCCGCCGCTGGAGGAGACCGGGAACCCGGTGCAGTGCTACCCGGTGGCGGGATATCCGCTGGGCTGCAAGGTGAGTTGGGAACCGACGCAGGAAGGCAGTGGTGCCCCATCACCTGAAAACATTCGTCCGATTAGGGGCAGGGACAGTGTGACGGTCGAGCGGTGCGGGAAAAACCTATGGAGTTTGGGGAATGTTGGTTTCAAGCAATACAAAGAGATATCAATAAACTATCCTGCTGGTAAATATGTGCTTTCTTTCGAGGGAGAAACCGAAGCAACAAGCGACACTATCCAAGTTGGCCGGTATGTTGACGGTAAATGGGTCTACTCGCAAGCACGAAAAAACCAACGAATTATAATTTTTATTAGCGCAAGTGTTGGAATTTCTGCTTTTCGGTTTTATGCTGGTTCATCTCCGACGTATGATGTTAATGCAACATACAGAAATATTCAGCTGGAATTAGGGGACGACGCAACCACCTATGCTCCTTACACCGGCCAAACCGCCACCCTCGCTATGCCCCGCACCATTTACGGCGGCACGGTGGATGCAGTGACGGGAGAGGGGCAGGAGACGTGGAAGCTGATTGACAGTTATGCCGGGGAAGACTTACCCGGCAAGTGGATAAGTGACCGGGATGTATATGCCAGCGGCACAGCTCCGACAACAGGTGCACAGTTAGCCTATAAATTGACTGAACCCATCTCTTTCACCGCAACCGGTGCACAGCCCATCTCTGCTCTGAGCAGAGTGAACACAGTCTTGACCGATGCAGACAGCGTGACCGTCACCGGCAGGGCTGACCCCATCAAACGCATTACTGACCTTGAGGACGCTGTCGCGTCCATGACAACAACCTAAAGGAGGACTGACTATGGCAATCAAAAGCAAAGCTCGCCACGACCTGACCCTGCGCTCCATCAAGCGGGAAATCGCCGCAGGGCGGGATGTGGCATACTGGCTGGACAGAACATACGTCCATCTGGACAGCGGCCTGCTGACGGAGGACGACATCACAGAGGTGGAAGTCCTTGCACAGGCGTACTACGATGCGCTGGACGCTGAGGACAAGGCGAACGCTGAGGAAATCACACTGTAAGGAGGATATCATGGCAAGCACTACATACCGCCATCTCGGTGACGTCACTGGGATGTTCGCCGCACAAGAGCAATTTCGGCACGTCACGAAAATGGTGACAAAATGTCACCGGTTTGCCGTGCTTGGCAATATGGTGCGCAACGCCGGACAGTTGCCGCAGCCTTTCTGGCTCGGTGCTGCCTGTGGCGGCGGCTCGTGTAGTGCTGCCCGCTGCGCTGCAAGGGCTTGACCGACAGCAAATGACCGCCGCCATCAAAAACGCACCGCTTGGGAGGGTTGACCGTAAGATAGCCTTACTGCGGTACGTTGAGCGGCTTCCGCTTCCAGACATTGCAGCACAGACACATTACAGCCGGACGGCGATAGGCTACCGACTGAAAGGCATTGAAAAAATGCTGAATGTGTGATAAAATTAAACCAACAAATCCACCCGGCCTCTCGAAGAAGCGCATTAGGGTGGATATCTGAACCCGCCAAGCCTCTCAACGATGCGTATCATGGCGGGTCTTTTAAGATGATACAGTCTCCCGACCGCCTACTTACAGCGCGTACCATGCGGGAGACGATTTTATATGGTGATGCTTATGTGCAATACAAAAGAAGAACGGCTTGCAAGAATTGCAAAATATTATACCACTTTTCACCTGTTTGGCGATTGGTATCTTATTCGGTATTGGCCTAGACACTGCCACAGCTGGAAGCGATTTATTCCGCTGTATACTCCTATGCACATAAGCTGATAAGCAAAAAATCCCCTGCTTTGTCGAAGCCCTGCGTGCCACGCGGGGTACTTTGTAGGCAAAGTGGGGGATTTTTGCTTTATACACACTAGTTTTGTCGAAGCCATTGCCATATATTGGATATTATGATATTTTAGTATCGCACTCCAATGTGTGCCTCTTTACAGTTAAGCGCTTATGCGGATTTTTCCGTGTGGGCGCTTTTCTTTTACCCTTGCAAATCAGCAACCGTCACGTCACAGCCGCTTGCGATTTTCTCAAGGGTTTTCGCCCGAATGGGCTTTCCGGCTTCTGCGTGTTGGATGGTTGCGGTGGACAGCCCGGTCTTTTCTGACAGCGCCCGGATGGTCAGACCAGCACCCTCTCGGGCGACTTTGATTTTGACGGCAGACACGCCAAGTGTCTTATAATCGGGTGACATATATCCGATTTGGAACATTCCCTGCTGCTGCAACGGCAATGCTTTGAGCGCAAAGCTGTTATCCACGTCCTCTAGGTCTACATCCTTCAGGACGTAAGCGCAGGCGTTGTCAAGCTCCTGGGTCATCTTGTGGAGCTTGTGCGTCAGCGTGATTTTCATCATCACGCCACGCACGGGAAACCTCGTAGCGTTATCAAGGTCTGCCTGATTCACGCGGTCGGAGCAGGCCTCATCAAGCAGGCGGTACAGTTTGCCGAGATTCTGGATGGTTTTTGCGTCCATAGTCGTTTCCTCCTAAAACTATGTTCTTGGTTTTGTTGTACTGATTATACCACAAAACTGCCACAAGTGATACAGGCACAGTTGCTAGACTTTGCCTTATTTTTTTGTCTATTTTGTGGCAGTTGTATCAGTTTATATTTGTCCTTCGTTGTGCGTTCATTGTCTCTTACGGCGGCTTAAAGCGGTACACTGGGAGCACAAGGAGGGATGCATTATGAGCTATTATCCGACACCCGGAGCACCATACGTTCCGCAGCAGCCCGTCAATCCTTACGGCGGCATGGGCACAGTTGGGCTTGCCACTCCCCTACCGAGTACGCAGATGCAACAGGCGCAACCGCAGCGTCCGCAGCCGATGAATGGGCAGCAGCCTGTTCAGCAGTCGGCACAAGATGGCGGTTGGCTGCTTGGTAGACCTGTTTCCAGTAGAGAGGAGTTTTTGGCGATTCCATCTGATCTGTACGGAAGATGGACGTATTGCCCGGATTTGCGTAGTGGAGTCATCTACTGCAAACGTTTGAACCCAAACACTTGTGAATCTGACGTGTTGGAGTTTTACAGCCCGGAAGCATGGCGGCAGATGCAAGCACAACAGGCACAGCAAACCGCTGCACCGACACAGCAGTATGTGCCTATTGAGGAGTACAATGCCCTCGTGCATCGGCTGGATGAACTGGAAAAGTGGCAGAAGAGCTTTTCTAAGCCCACTGCCGCAGCGAAGAAAGGAGAATAAGCGATGTCCTCTCCGTTTGATATGATTACTCACAGCCCTATCATGCAGCTTGCAAATCTGGCTCGCGCCGGACAAAACCCGATGGGGCTTATCCAGCAGTTGGGTGGGCAGAGCGCACCCATCATGCAGGGGCTGAACCTGATTCAGGGCAAGAACGAAGCACAGCTCCGAACGATGGCGCAGAACCTCGCTAAAGAGCGCGGCATCGACCTGAACCAACTGGCAAGCGTCCTGAATCTGACGCTGCCCCGATAACGCATCCCTCTAAGCGAAACGCTTCTCAGTTTTGCGGACTTGACAAAAACCGCATTTGTTTGGCTTCGCCCATCGCATACGGCGGTGGGATAGCATAACGCAAAACTGAAAGGAGTTTTGTTATGGACGATTTTGCAACTGGCTATCTGGCTGGGCAGGACGGCGGCAATAACAACGGCGGATTCTTCGGCAACGAAGGTCTGTGGGCTGTCATCATTCTCGCTATCATCTTCGGCTGGGGCACAAACGGCTATGGCCGGAACGGCGGTGACAACGGCATGAACGCCTACATCCCCTATCTGGTCGGCACTGGTGCAACTGGTCAGGGCGGTAACGACACTCGCGCGGCTCTGTCTGAGGGCTTCTACCAGCAGGATACCTCCCGTTCTCTGGCGGGTATTCAGAGCGGTATCTGCTCTCTGGGCTATGACCAGCTGGCACAGATGAACGGCGTCAACACCAATATTGCGAACGGCTTTGCAGGCGTGAACAGCGCCATCTGTCAGCTTGGCTACCAGAACGCGCAGCTGGTAAACGGCCTGGAACGCAGCGTGTCCAACGGCGACAACGCCATCAGCCTTGCTATCATGCAGGAGGGCAACGCTCGGCAGGCTGGCCAGACCGCACTTGCCACGCAGCTTGCATCTTGCTGCTGCGAGAACAAGCAGCTGATCGGCGACCTGAAGTACACCATCGCAACGGAGGACTGCGCTACCCGTCAGGCTATCGCAGACAACGCCCGCGCCATCGTGGACAACTGCAACGCCAACTTCCGCAGCATGATGGACTACTTCACGCAGGACAAGATTGCCACTCTGACCGCTGAGAACCAGAACCTCAAGTTCGCCGCTTCTCAGGATCGTCAGAATGCGCTTCTGACTACTGTGATGTCTCAGCAGACCGATACCATCCTGAACCGGGTCAATCCTCGTCCGATTCCCGCTTATCAGGTGGCAAACCCCAACGTGGGCGTGAACTGCTGCGGCTGCTGCTAACCTACACACTCCCCGATAACACCGGGTGAACCATCGGGGCAGGGGTAAGACACCTCTGCCCCTGATTTTTTAGGAGGAAAACATTATGGCTTGCAAAACAAGCTGCAAACTCTGCAAAAACTTAGTAATTTCAACGGCTGTCAACTTTGACAGCGCAAACAACCAGCTTATCATTGCTTTGCCCGCTGGTGCGTATCTTGACGGCTCTAAAGTGTGCATCGTGGTTTCACAATCTATCCCTGAAAGCACTACTATCAACGCAGCAGTCGTTATCACGGTCGGTGACGGGGCAACTCGTTACCCTCTGACCGACTGCAACTGCGCTCAGGCAACCGCTGAGAGCATCCACACTCGCACTCGCTATGCTACCCGCGTTGCAACGTCTGCGACCGGCACCGGCACGTTCAAGTATCTTGGCTGCTTCTGCCGCTCCCACGCTGGCGCGCCCGCGTCCATTTCTTGAGGAGGTATAGATTATGGGCAAAACTAATTTTCGCCGCATGATGATGCTCCGTGACCACGACAAAAACCGTGAGCCGGAACGTGACCGCCTTGAGGAAGAGCGTGACCGAAGGGAGCGTGAGCTGGAACGCCGTCTGCGTAAGCTGGAAGATGGCAACGACCGCCATCCCTACTATCCTCAGGAGGAAAACCGCTACATCGACCCCTACCCTATCCCCCGCTACCCTGACGTAGAGTACGGGCGCAAGATGCCGCAAATCGGCTTCTCGCAGAGCGGAGACTGGGACAAGCGGTCTGGGCAGTATGAGCATGGCGGTGCGGACAGCCGCTCCATCAAGATGCCACGCAAGCACCTCACCCACGATGAAGCGGAAGAATGGTGCGACAGCATGGTGAACGCTGACGGCACGAAGGGCTGTCACTGGACGCTGGAACAGACACAGGACGTTGCCAAACAGCGGAATATCACCTGTGACCCGAACGATTTCTGGGCTGTCATGAACATGATGTACTCGGATTATTGTCAGGTCGCAAAGCGCCAGTCCGTTGACACTCCGGGCTTCTACGCTGACATGGCAAAGGCGTTCCTTGAGGACGCAGATGCCGCAGATGGCAAGGCATATCTCTACTGGGATTGCATTGCTGATAAGTAAAACAAACCCCTGTGCGGTCATTACGACTACACAGGGGTTTACTATTGAAAAAGCTAGGCGGGGTGACGATTCCCGCATCTCCTAACGATGGGCGATAGCTGCCTGTTCTATCCTCTAGCTTTTTCGGGGTTATCCTAAATCAATCTGGTCTTTTGATGCTGCAACGGACAGGTTGTAGATGTACTCCCCTGCCGTGAATCCGTGCTTGCGTGCTTCTCTCGTGACAAACGTCCGCTCGCTGTCGCTCATAAGGATTGTGATTCGCTTGCTACGTTTGCCGTCACCCTTCTGCCCTTGATGGGAAGTGTAAGGCTGAATCTCCATCGTGCGCTTTGCATCGTTGACGGACAGGTTGGTAAGCGCAATCATAATCTGCTGGTTTTGCTGTACAATGGCTTGCAGGACTTCCGTGTTCTTCATCAACACTTGCAAGATTGCATCGTTCTGCGTATCAGGCTTGTTCTCCTGCGGTGCAAGGCTGTAATAGCCATCCTTTCGGAGAGACGGAAGAACGTCATCGAAAACCCAACTCTCGAACTTCTCTGCGCCGGGCAACTTGCTGTGGGTGATAAGACGGTAAACGTCTCCTTCCGGGATAAAAGCGATTGCTTGGATTCCTCCCTGCGTAGGGGTGTCGCGTTTCACGACACCCCTACAATGGCGGGAAATTGCATCTCTCGGATTGATGTACCCCAATGCCTTTGCCACGTCAGTTGCACAGAAAAGAATCTTTCCATCTTCTTCAATCGTGCGAAGCTGGCCAAAGCTACTATTCTTAAAAACGTGAAGCGCATTACATTTCTTGTTATCCATCATATCCTCCATATTCAACTGTTTGGCATCTTCCATGCCTGCCTCATACGCCTTGTAAGTGATTCGAGATAACGCTTCTGCAATCTCATAATCATCCTTATTGAGCGGACGACCGTTGCCGTTTTGCTTGAAATTTTCGAGAATCTCCTCTTTCGTTGCTGGAATGTTCATTGGCTTTACCACAAAATATTGTTTGTAATACAACCATGAAGATGATATAATGGATTTATCATCCATAGTTGTATGGAGTGTAATCCCTTAAACTGTCTGAGACCGCCAAGTTACGAACAGTTTAGGGGATTTTTTATTGCTCAAGTTCTTTATCTATCATCTCGTTAAGCCATTTGGTCTTTGTTTTCCCTTGTTCCTTTAACTTTGCCGTTAAAGCATCGAGCTTCTCTCTCGGAATTGGAACACTGAACTGACCGATGGTTTCACGACGCTTTCGATAATACTCTGCGCTACTTTTAGCCAACTCAATCCCTCCTTTGTTGGCTAGCAATAATAGTATAACACTTGCTAGCATGAATGTCAATAGCACGAAAACTACACGCATTTCAACGTCAATTCGTTAGAAAATGCGTGTTTTTTATTTTTGGTTCAATCTTCGAGAAAATCTTCCAATTCAATCTTCCCGTCTGCCGCCGCAGCCGCCAGAGCGTACACAAACTGTCCAATCGTCATTCCGTGTCGCCTTGCTTCACGGTTGATGTACTTGCGCTCCTCCTCGCTCATAAGGATGGTAATGCGCTTAGAGCGTTTGCCGTCACCGCTTGCAACACCCTGATGCGATTCCGGCATCGGGATTTTTTTCTTTGTCAAGCCAGCTTCAGCCAGTGCGCCGGGAATATTGCCCTGTTCAATCAGTCGTTTCGTTTCCTTTGCCTGTTTCAGCTTCTTCGGCTTACTTTCGCCTAACACGGCATCATTGGGCTGGCTTTCGCTGTCTTTGGCTTGCTTTGGCTTAATACTACCTAATTCTGCTTCACTCGGCTGTGCATGGCTGTCTATGGCATCACTGGGCTTAATCGGTGCTCGTTCGGCATTATTCGGCTTTGTTTGGCTTACTTCTTCTTCCTTTGGCTCACCTCGGCTTAATGTCTGCTCCGAAAAAACAGGCTGGAAGTCAAACCCGCCCAACAAGCCGGATGTTTTTTTGCTGGACTTTTTCAATCTTCATCCTCCTCATTATATATTAAATCGTAAAATCCTCCATCCTCTCCAATATAAAAAGAGCCATCTTCCCAATATGCTCCACATTGATTGGCGCAGGCAGCGGTCATCGGGTCTCCGTCACCAACTCCTTTTGTTGTCGTGTATCGTTTTGATAACTTTCCGCTTTTGGTCACTTTATATTCACGAGATGTTTGTATGAATTCAGAGACGATAATCTCTCCACCGCACAATGGGCAGCAAGTACGAAGCTTCCCTTTCATTCTGCATCCCCCTCTACAATCATCTCCGCCAACGTCTTGAAATCCTCTGCGCTGGTACTCTTTGCCGTGTCACCGCTAAACAGGCTGTGACGTTCTGCCTGCGCCTTGCGAACGCCCATAGACGGTCTAATCTTCACATCCAGCAGGGTTGTGCCCATGCTCTGTGCAATCACAGGGAGCTGCTCCACAACCTCTTTGGACAGGTTCTCTCGGCTCTTGTACTGATTCAGGAGCAAACCTTCAATCTTCAAAGTCGGGTTGAAGTATCTGCGAACATCGCCGATAGTCTGCGAAAGCTGGCTCAAACCAGCCAGTGCGTATCGGTCTGCCGTTATGGGTACGATGATGCTGTTGGCGGCGATCAGCGCGTTTACAAGCGCAAGACCAAGCTGCGGGGGAGTGTCCAGCACGATGTAATCATACTGCTCAGACACGCTTTCAAGGGCTTCTCGCAGCCGGAAGTTCTTTCCCATGTCCCGGACAAGCTGCTCGTCAATGTCTTTCAATGCGTTGTCGGATGGCAGAATGTCACCAGCTTCGCAGTGCTGGATTCCTTCCTCTACTGTTCCTTGCCGGGTCATCACGTCAAACAGTGTGCATACGTCCTCTGTCTGTGCGCCGTAGGTGTCCGTTGCGTTGCACTGGGCATCGCAGTCCACCAGCAGGGCTTTCTTTCCAAGCAGCTGCAATGCACCAGCCAGACAGGTGCTTGTGGTGGTCTTTCCTGTGCCGCCCTTCTGGTTGGCGACAGCTATGATTTTTGCCATTTTATCACTCTTTCTTTTTAGTAGAACGGATATGCCGCCTTTATCTCGTCTCCGACCCACAACACAGGCGTGACGTGCCATGCAATTACAGTTCCTTTGATTTCATTACTATCGGAATCAAACCATTTGCCGTTGATTGTATCGTACTCGCCGGTTATGAAACTTTTTTCTCCTGTTTTATCATCTTCGATACGAAGTAAAAGCCCATGCGGCCATCCTTCTAGGCTTTTATCCGGCATAACATCTTTAGTCATGTACCACTTGTCCTTGTCATAGCCTTTCGGAAACATCGGAATCATACTTTTTTCCTTTCTGCATCATCTGCTCATTGCGCTACATCCGACTACTTTAAGAAGCTATCGTCAAATGTAGCATAATCATCAAGGTCTGCTTCTTTCAAAATTGAGTACATATAAGCGCCGGGGTCTTTTTCAATCCTATCAAGTCGCTCACTGACAAGAATCCTGTATGCATTCTCAATGATGTTCACAACAGCTTCTTTTTTCTTGTTAGGCTTGATGTTCGGATACTTCTCCGGCAACCTCTTTGCCACCAACTTTGCGGTCAAGATACACTGGCTTTTAGACATCTCCGGCGCAATAGATGCCCAATCCACATCCTCGTATGCGCCGCTGCGGGGCTTTCTGGAAGGTCGTTGGCTCTTTGGAACATCTTTTAGTTCTACGCTTTCAACCTCGTTAGCTTCCACGTCTATGACTGGCTCATTAGATTTGAAAGCTACATTGAACTTCACAGCAACCGCATTGCGACCTCTCATGACCTTGTCATATTCAACACACAGGTCTGATACTTCGTTTATTTCAGCTACCGCAATATCAATGACACGCCGCCTAAGATGCTTGAACTCTTGATAGCTAGGTTCTCTTGCACCAAGCTGTTCCCTTAATCTATCCAACGTAATTTCGGGCTGGCTCACGCCACGTCCGATGAACTCTCGGAGAATTGAATACAGCAAAATGCTATACTGCGATTTCATATTCGCTGTGTAGCGCAAGCGATACTTGACATATCCACGCTCCGCAATGTCGAAGAAAACAGGTTGCAGAAGTGGGTTACAACATAACGACACAGTAATATTCATCAAACTAGGTTCAAAGTTTACAGTTGCTCTACTGAACAGGGGATATAGGTCAAACGAGCCTGAACCGTCACCTCTAGGAACTTCAACGGAGTTGTCGATGAAATGCTTGACCTGTGCTTTCAAATTCCTAGAGTTGATTTTCAACCCCAAAAACTCGCAATACTCTTGTAACGTAAACTGAACCGTTGAAGTTTCGGGGTCTCTCGGATTGATGCGGCTAAGATACACTTCAAGTAACCGTAGTTCTCCTGCTGTGTAGTCAGTGAACTTTGCCCAAACAAGCTGTCTACTTTTTTCAACCAAGTTCCCGCCTTTAATATCAGACAATCTTATCACGCCTCCTCTCGCATAAGAGTATATCACAGATAGGTGTACAAATCAATAGCAAGTGTACACCTATTTCCACTTCTTGTACACCTAACCGTCCACATTTCGTACACCTATTTCCACAATCCGTACACCTATATCCATTTTTTGTACACCTCTTTACATTATATAAAACAAGACTATTAACAAGATTATAAAATAACTTCTACTAATAGCAGAAGAAGAAATTTTCCACAAAATCTTTTCTTTCTCTCTTAAAAAGTGGAAAAACAAAGCGAATATCGCTAAATAAAAAGATGCTCAACATCCGAAAGGTTGAAACGCTTAACGGTTAGGTCTACCTAACGTGTACAAAAAGTGGATGAAAAACTTTTGAGCCAATGCTATGGGGGACAGATTGACAATCCGACCAATCATAATCAACAAATTAACGATAATTCGTTATTTGTTTTGCGCAAATATTGTCGATTCATAGCCTATGGGGGACGGAATGACAAGGTGAATTTGCCCGATAGGTGTACAAAAAGTGGATGAACGTGGACAAAATGTTCTTCAAAAAATGCGATAATTCGACAATCAGCGCAAAATGTTTTCTTCGTTGATGGTATAAGAATCGTTTCGTTTCATGGCAGCAGCTTCTCCACAGTCCTGTGCCTGATATAAAATCTGCATATTGGGTTGTGTTCCGTCTGGGTCTGGGTCGGTTTTGGTGGCCTGTGCCATTTCATAATGACCTGTGACGGTGCGGCAGACGGACACACGATCACGCAAAGTCGTGTGAAGGTTGGCTACCATTTCGCACAGAACGGCAAGGTAATCTGAGCCGTGATTGCCATAGATTAGATAGCACAGCAGGTCAATTTCTTGCGGATGGGCGTCTTTGATATGTTCTATCAGCGTATCTCTCTTTCTCTCGGTGCTGGCATTGCCAGCCAGACTCTCCAATAATCCGGGATGCAAACAGGTGTCTATGTACGGCTTGACCGCAACACCGCAACACACAAACCACTTTATGATAGTAGAAGCATCTGGGGTCATTGTCCCTTGCTCGTAACGAAAAATGGATGTCCGGCCTACACCCATTTTGTCCGCAAGCTTCTGTTGGCTAAGTCCGGATTCCGCTCTTGCCATCTCTAACGCTTTTGCCACTCGTATTCTATAATCATCCATAAATACCCCTCTTTCGACAAAATGATACAAAAGAAAAGAAATTTAACTGATATATTGTTCAAAATGCGAAACAATAATTGAAAAAAGTCGCTGTTCCATTGAAACAGCGAGATGTGGTATAACTGTATTGTCAAAAAATTCCAAAAAAGAAGGGAACAAAAATGAGAGAAGCTGCAATCTGGAACTATGAACGTATGCCGATCATCGACGGAATGCCCGCCAGCGTTCCCGATGGACAACCACACACGCCTGAACCGTGGGAGGAAAGCTAATGAACCGAACTGTAGATGCTCTGATTATTCCATACGCTCGCAGACGGACGCTGGAGCTTGTCCTGAGTCTTTCTGGGTACGAAGCTGATAAAGATGCTTACCTCGAAGCAAAAGGCATCCTAGAGCGTGCCGTAGCCGCCTTAGACGAGGGACGCGACCCGGCAGAGAACATTGAACGCATTGACGGACAGCTCGTAGAGCTGTGAAAGGAGAAGAAGATGGACTTTACGAATGGATTCTATAAAGCCGAGAACCCTGTCGTTCTTGAAGAAGTGAAAACTTTCCTCCAGTCAATGGAACGGCGTGGAGCAACCGTAAAAGACTTAGACGATGCTATTGTGCAGCTAAACAATGTTTCGCGCAGCATCAGCACAAACGCTCTCGTAAAAGCAGATGTGCTGGACAATTTACCGGATAATCCCTTTCGTTCCATGCTCAACGGAATGTTACAAAGCAAAGGGTAACTTAAACTTAATGTGGCTCTTAATCATTGTCATCGCAATTTTTGGCTTCCCTGATGTGAAGTAATGGATGTGAAGAAAACGTTCGATTTTTACAAAGTTGTTAAAAATGTATTGACTTGACAACCACAAGATGTATAATCGTATCAAATGAACATCTGCACTTACCGATTGGGAGGATATGTCACAATGAGTGAACAGGAAAGAGCCAAGATTGACCGATTTATTGCATGGCTGCTGGAACATCCTGAAAAGATTCCGGCAGCGGAACAAGCACTAGACCTAGAGTAACAGAAAATCCCTTGCGCAGAGCTATACCAGCCCGGCACAAGGGATTCTTTTATTTTACCGGGCATGAACGTTACATCTTCTCGATCAGGTTCATCAGCGCTTCACGCTGCTCCTTCGGCATAGATTCAAGTTTTCTTCTAATCCGTTCCACTGCTGCATCGACTTCACTTTGCGGCTTCTGGGGCGGATTTTCTTTTTGGCTGCCAGTGAGAAGGTAGTCCACTGATACGTTGAAATAAGCTGCAATCTTAGAAAGAACCTCTGTGGACAGGCTTTTAGTTCTTCCAGCTTTCAATTCAGAAAGAAAGCTGCGGCGAATCCCAATGTTGCTGCAAAGGGTTCCGTCTTTGATGCCCTCTTTTTCGCAAAGTGCATGAATGTTGCTGTACAAGTCCGACATAAGAATGCTCCAATAATTGTGCAAGTATACAAATGCACAGAATTTTGTACAAAAGAGTTGACTTGTACAGAAGTCTGTACTATAATACAGACATGGGCAGTACAGAACGCTGTACAATATAAACTCTCTACACCCTTATATTAGTACAGTTTTCCGTACTTGTCAATAGATTTTAGCAAATGGAGGTGGAATTTTGAAAGAAAACTTCCGTTCTGGCTTTGAGCTGGAAGTGAAGATGAAGCTGTTGCAGCGAGGTATGAAGCAAACGGAGCTGATTCAGGCGGTTCAAAGCGATACTGGATTGTTCCTTGATGATTCGTACCTCTACAAGATTCTTCGTGGCGAGCGAAAGCCGGAGAAGATTATCCAGAGCATATGCAAGATTCTTGAAATCGAGCAGAAAACCGAAAACGAACCTCAAATGTGACTGCAAACGCATTTGAGCAAACAAGCAAAAAAGAAAGAGAGAACTAAAATGACTAAGAAAGAAGCTACCGTTGTCTGCATCAAACCCATTGTTAAGAAAACCGCCAAAATCCGCATTATCGGCGATTCTCCGCTGATTGTCCACGCATGGAGCGAGAAAGCAAAGAAGGAACTGCTTGCATCTCAGCAGGGTACGAAGCTCAAGAAGGATAAGAAGCAGGCTAAGAACGTCTACGGCGAAATCGCCGAAGCTCTGTACTGGATGAACGGCAAGCCGGACGTTGCTTATGCTGACTGGACGGAAGAGCTGCTGGACAAGTATGCAGCATCTGAGCAGTTTGGCTTCCCCGCTTGCGCTGTCAAGGCCGCTGCCGTTTCCGCTGCATTCCGTCTGGGCTGGACGAAGGATAAAGTTTCCGCTCGTGGCGCATTTATGATTTTCGGCGACAACGGTTCTGAGTTCATCGAAATCAAGTCCTTCAAGCCGGAAGGTGAGCCGAAGTTCGTAGGCCGTGAGGATTCTGTTCGTATCGGCATGGGAACCGCAGACCTGCGCTATCGTCCTGAGTTTGCAAACTGGTACATGGACGTTACCATATCCTTCAACGAGAACGGCAACTTCAGCCTGTCTGACATCGTGAATATGCTGAATGCTGGCGGTGACCAGTGCGGTCTTGGCGAGTGGCGCATCGAAAAGGGCGGAAGCTGGGGCGCATTCCATGTTGAACTGAGCGAATAACGCTTCTTGAAATGGGAACGGCTGGCAAGGTAAGTTGTGGCAGGTCGGGGAAAGGACTGGTTAGGCAGTCGGGGTTCGGCTTGTTTAGGAATGCCAGGGATAGGTTCGTTCAGGCTGGTTAGGCTAGGCGGTCTATGTTGGGTTCCGGCGAGGCTAGGCTGTTAAGGCGGGATGTGGCACGGATTGGTAAGTCAGGGCGCCGTGTGGAGTGGCTGGCGAGGCGAGGTGCGTTAAGTTTTGGTGCGTTATGTTGAGTTGATGTGCGGAGCGTTAAGACGCGGCAAGGCTGGCGAGGTTGGTCGCGGACGGCAAGTAATGGCGTGGATGGGCTGGATAGGTGTGTTCAGGCGAGATGCGTTCGGGTGCAGTTTGGTATGTAGCGGCTGGCATGGAGCCAAAAATTCAGAAAGGAGCAAAAAATGAACATTAAAACTGGTTATCAGTGGAAGAACGACAAGTGCTGTTACAAGGCAACTGCCGATGAAGCCGCTGGTGCGTTTGAAGAAATCCGGCAGAACAGCGGCAAGCTAACGCCGGAGCTGGTTGTTGATTATGCTAGACCGAAGGAATCGGTTCTACATAACGACTTCGAGTGGAGAGACGAAGTTGCCGCAGAGAAGTACCGTCAGGGTCAGGCACGGCACATGATTGGTGCAATCCGTATCACCAGCGAGGATACGCAGGAGCCTGTAAGAGCCTACGTCAACGTTACGGTGGTTGCGCCGGATGAACCGCCTGTTCGGTCTTATATGCCGATGAAAGAGGTTCTGGAACACCCAGACTTACACAGCCAGATGATGGCAGATGCTTTCCGGGATGCACAGAGCTTCAAGCAGAAGTACAACACGCTGAAACGCTTAAAGCCTGTCATGGACGCTATGGATAAGGCGTTTGACAGTGCGGTATAAGGAGGGTTGAACATGGAGCAGATTATCACCTTAAAGGTAGACCTTGAACACCCGAACGAAGCGCACAACGCCATTAACAAGGCGGTGGAAGCCTACGAGAAAAGCAAAAAACGCTGGGATGCCTTTGAAATCAACGAGGCCAAAAGCAGAGCACGAGACATTTTGTACAACCTGTGCAATGAAGGTTACAGTATGATATGGACGGTCACGGACGGTGCTGTCGGCCTGACGATCTGGAAAAGTTTTAAGGAGCCTTCTGTTGGCCAGTGCTATATGCCAAAAGAAAGCCTGTTTGACATCTGGGTCGAAAAGCTAGTTGCGCTGTGCATTGCCACAGGTCGGGAAGTCCCGAAGTTCATCACAGATAAGGCTGGTGAGTGCTGGTGATGAAATTTCGTAAAGCGCAAAGCCGCAAGCGCAGACTAAAGCTGGCAATGGCAGCTGGTGTATCCAGAAACGATGCCAACAAGGTGCTGTGGATGGAGAAATCCATCAACCAGTGCTTTGAACGGCATAACAAAGAAGAAAGGTTGAAAGAGGAGATTCACCGAAGCCGTTCTCGGCACATGGCCTAGCAACCAGAACATCGCGCGAGAGTTTATCGCCAGCAAGTCCCCTGATGCAAGCACTATCGAGGACGAAGTGGCCGCTCTGGGCGCAGATGCTGTGGCAGACAAGGGCATGACCGTGTTTCCTCGCAACGAAAACGGCGACCCCATCCTGTATGACTACCAGATTAAGGGCTTTTTCAAGGATTCCTGCGGTATGCTTTCCCGTATTGGCGGAAAGACCGAAACTGGCAAGAAGAAGGCCGTGAACGAAAGCGGCAAGCTGACTGCTTACAAGAAGGTCATTGACGGCCTGATCTTCATTCAGCCCCGCATGATTCCGATTCTGACAAACGGTGAGATTA